AATAAATTAGATGAAGAATTAGATGAAGAATTAGATGAAGAATTAGATGAAGAATTAGATGAAGAATTAGATGAAGAATTAGATGAAGTACAATCATTATCAAGTAAAAGTTCTAAATTAAGTGATACCCTACAAGAAACTCAAGTTAAAGATAAAATGACAGAATCATTAAATATTTCTTTATCAGATTTAAAAACTATTAGTATCAACAATTTAGAAGAATCACATGATGAATTACTTGATTATAAAAAACTATCTTTACCAAAATTAAGAAGTATTGTTTCTGAAAAAGGTTTAGCTTCTGACACATCAAAATTAAAGAAAAATGAATTACTTAATTTGCTTGGTTATGAATAAGTTTTATTTTGAATATAATATATAATTTTATTATAATTATACTATATAAATGTCAAGTTTAACTTGTTATAGCGATAAAACAAAACAATATGGATGGGAAAATTGTTATAATGCCAGCAATAATTACGATTTTAATTCTCCTGCCAAAATGGCAGATGGGCGTTTATGGTCACAGTGGCAACCTTCCGCTGTAGTTAATGAGAGAATTCAGGGTAAAGAAGGCATTCAATCTAACTGGCAATACCGTCAATATTTACAGCATAATGGTGTTCAAGTTATGAATTATAACTCTATGGAATCTTGTTACACTCTTGGTCTTGATCCTCATGTAAAATCAGATAGAACACCTTCTGATAATGTTCCATATAAATTTAAAACCATATTCGACTCGTCTAAACCTGGTTTTGGATATTGTAATAGCGATTTAAAAAATCCTTATTTAACATCTGAACAATTAAATTCTAGACTAATTGCTCCGTCTATTAATCCTAAGAACTATAAAAACATGGTTCATGGGGTTAACATGTAATTTGATTGTAATAAAATAAGTAAAATAAGTAAAACAATATAGCAAATATAATATTTAAATATTAATTATAAATTAAATATTATATGAAGATTCTATCAATAGATGTCGGAATTAAAAATTTAGCATTATGCTTATTCGTTAAATCTCCTACCAGCGATCATTTTAAGGTATCAATATGGGACATTATAGATATATCCGAACAAGAAAATGCTATAACATGTCAGGTTGTAGAAAAAAATGTAATATGTAATAAGCCGGCAAAATTTAAAAAAGGTGAAAAGTGTTATTGTTTAAAACATTCAAAAAAACAGCAAATAAAAATTCCAACATCAGAACATAAATCTTCATTTATTAATAAACAAAAAATTCAAAAACTTTATGAGATAGCAGAAAGTTACAATATTAAATATGAACCAAAAATTAAAAAGGTTGAACTAATTAAATTAATTAATGAACATATAAATATACATTACTTTCAAACAATTGAAAGCAAAAAAGCTGCTGAAGTAGATTTATTTAATATTGGACTTAATATTAAAACGAAACTTAATAAATTATTTGAAAAGGAAGAGAAAATAGATTATGTTATTATTGAAAATCAAATTGGTCCATTAGCAATACGAATGAAAACAATACAAGGGATGATTGTTCAATACTTTATTATGTCAAATTTAAATGTACATCATATTGAATTTATATCAGCATCAAATAAATTGAAAGATTGTGATGTTAAAGACAAAGGAAATTATAGCGATAGAAAAAAATTAGGCATATCAAAATGTTTAGAAATAATTACAACAAATTTTAGATTTAGCGAACATATTGATTATTTTAATACGCATAAAAAAAAAGACGATTTGTCTGATTCATTTCTTCAAGGTATTTGGTTTATAAATAATAAAAATTATTAAATTTATTATTAATATATTTAATATTCGTAAGACTTAAAATTAAAAGTTCTAATTAATGAATAAATACAATGGCAGAGATAATAGATATTACAGAACTTGAATTTGCTGATGATAACTTTGGTGGAGGATTTGACACTAAATCTTCCAACTTTGGCGGTGGTCTTGAATTACTAATGAATGATAAAATTAAGGAAAGTAGAAACCCTACAAGTGACATTGAATTAGACGATTTAAATAATTTAGAAAATGAGTTGAATAATTTAGTTGATGACATGCCATCAAGTAGTTTTAAACCTAAATCAGATATGTTTGGAGGTCCAAGTGTTTCATTTAACGAACCTTCTACTAAATTTACTAGTGATAGTGGATTAGGACATTCAACTTCTCAAACTGAAAATGATAACAAAACATGGGATGGTTATGGAAAATTTAATAATATCCCTTTAAATCCAGATAAAGTATTGCCAAGTGAACCAAAATTAAGTAAAGAAGAAATGTTAAGAGAGAAATTTAGATATTTAAGAAAATTAGAAGCGTTAGAGAAAAAGGGGGTCGAACTATCCAAAAAATATTCAATGGAATCATCTCTTCAAGAAATGATGGGAGAATATGAAACTATTATGGACGAAAAAACAAAACAAAATTCCGTTAAATTTCAAGGGAATATGCTCATGGCTGTTATTAACGGAATGGAATTCTTGAATAGTAAATTTGACCCATTCGATATAAAATTAGATGGTTGGAGTGAACAAATTCAGGAAAATGTTACTGATTATGATGATATATTTGGCGAACTACACGAAAAATACAAAAGTAAGGCTACAATGGCGCCTGAATTGAAATTATTATTTCAACTTGGCGGTAGTGCTATGATGGTTCATATGACAAATACCATGTTTAAGAGTGCTATGCCTGGTATGGACGATATTTTGCGTCAAAATCCTGACCTAATGCGTTCTTTCCAAAGTGCCGCCGTAAATTCTATGTCACAATCTAACCCCGGATTTTCCGGATTTATGTCTAACGTGACGAATCCTAGTAACGGCGCTTACGGAGAATCACAAAATCTTTCAGGACGCGGACCACCGCCACCAATGGCAACTCAAGGCCCTAATGCGATACCATCTCCTCAAGGAAGACCTGGTAATAATAGCTATGCCAGACCCGATTTGAACTTCAGTAAAAGTAATTATGTTGACGATGGAATTAGTCTTAGAGAGAACTTTGAAAGACCTGATGTTCAAGATAGAACTACTAGACGACCTGGACCTCCTCGTCCTGAAATGAAAGGACCAAGTGATATTACTGATATTCTTTCCGGATTGAAAACTAAGACTATTAATATTCAAGAAACACAACCTCAACAACAATCACAACACGCAAATGATAGTAGCACAATCAGTATCAGTGATTTGAAGGAGCTACAATCTGAAGGCAACATGCCCAAACGTAGTGGTCGTCGTAAAAAATCTGCTAGCAACACCGTTTCATTAGACATTTAAAATTAATTATGTTAATTTAATTTATTAATATAATTTAATATTACATACTTTTTTATTATAATAATCGGCATTTACACCTTTGGACATTTAAAACGCCGACTTTTGCGTTAAAAATAAAACAAGGAAAAATAAGACCAAAAAATACCTAAAATAAAGTCGGCGTTTTACACCTTTTAACATTTCAAATGCCGATTTTATAATAAAATTGATTTAATAGGTTATTATAAAGCAATATAATATTTACAATGGTTTTTATATACATACTTCAATTAGAACAAGGAAAATATTATGTTGGTAAAACAACAAATTGTGCTTTTAGATTAGAACAACATTTTGCTTCTTGTGGCTCGGTTTGGACAAAAAAATATAAACCAATAAATATATTAGAACTTATATCAAATTGTGATAATTATGATGAGGATAAACACACTGTTAAATGTATGGAAAAATATGGTATTAATAATGTTCGTGGGGGAAGTTTTTGTGAAATTAAGTTAAGTGATAATAATATATTTACATTAAAACAAATGATTAAAGGCGTAACTGATAAATGTTATATTTGTGGTAAAACAGACCATTTTGCGAATGATTGTAAAAATGTTTCTATAAAAACCCCAAAAATTCCTACTATAAATATAAATGAAAAATGCGATTGTCCTACATCATATTTTTCGTCTCATAGAAGAGGCAAATGTGTATTAAACAACATAATTTCATATTTTGATGATGAAAATGAAAATATAGATAAATTATTAATAAACGATGAAGTGAATGATAATGGTGACAAGGATGAAAAAGATGACAAAGATAACAAGCAACAAAAAAAAATTGTTACTTGTTTTAGATGTGGTAGAATAGGTCATTATTCAACAAGTTGTTATGCTTCAAAACATATTAATGGTTATTATTTAAAAAAAACGGCGTCTTAAATGTTCAAAGGTGTAAATGTCCAAAGGTGTAAAATACGCGTTGCTCTAAATCAATTTTTTATTCAACCGTAACAACCTTTGCCAAGTTTTTAGGTTTATCAGGATTTATACCTTTATCAATAGAAAGATAATAGGCCAAAAGTTGTATTGGTATAATTCCTAGTAAAGAAGCATATGATTTGTTTTCAGGAACATAAATTATATCACACGTTACTTCTCTCGACATTAACGTATCATTTGTAATCAATAATACTGGAGAATTTCTTGAAGAAATTTCTTGATAGCAATTAAGTGTTTTTGAGCGATGGGTTTGATCCATATTTAAAAGAATAACAGGAAAGTTTTCATCTAGTAGCGCAAAAGGACCATGTTTTAAAGAACTTGATGAATAACCCTCTGAATGAATATAAGATATTTCCTTTATTTTTAATGCTCCTTCCTTAGCAATAAATTCATCGCTACCTTTACCAAGTAAAAACATATTAGATTTATTAAATTTCGAAATAAATTCTTTAACTTGTTCTTTAGATGCGTCTAATGTTAATATAATATCAGATGACAAATTATGTAGGTCGCTAATCATTCGCGCTCTTTTTTTTTCATTTATATTTTGTAAAGTTGAAAACCATATCGCTGCCATTGATAAACATACTACTTGACTTGTAAATGCCTTTGTAGACGCAACTCCAACTTCCTTACCAGCATTACAATATATACCACAGTCCACTTCTCTCGCTATTAATGAATCAACAACATTTACTATACCAATTGTTGTAATATTATTATTTTTAGATATATCGATACAACGATGTAAATCTTTTGTCTCTCCTGATTGAGATATTAATATAAATGATGTATTTCCAATTATTGGAATATCTTGTTCATTAAACTCTGCACCGTCAAATACTTGAACTGTATTAAATTTACATAATTGCTTAAAAAAATACATACCATATAACCCAGCAAAATAAGAAGTACCGCAACCTAATATTATTATATTATCAATATTTCTTAAACTATCCACATGTCCTTCTAATCCACCTAATTTTACTTCTGAAGCACTTTTTATTCTTCCTCCTTTATTAATTGAATTTAATATAACATCTGGTTGCTCATTTATTTCTTTTAGTGTCCAATGTTTATATGGGTCAGGGGTTTGATTTGAATCAACTAATGTCACATTCTTTTTTATGTAATTATGTGTTGTATTTATTACAATATTATTATCCGTTTTTGTTATAACACAAATATCATCATTATGAAGAGTTATATAATTTTTCATTTTATTACAAAACCCACTTTGTTCTGATGTTACAATTACTTCTTCTCCATTTTGTCCAATTAACAAAGGCGAAC